TAATTGGAACATCGTACCTTGGTTAAAATCAATTGATGCAGTTTGTGATGAAATTGCTAAGTTAGTAACATTTGACCTAACTGAACCTGATATTAAAATACCATCATTTGCATATACTTTTCCATCTACTTGTAATGGTCTATGTACTTGTACTCTACCATCTGTCCAGTTTGTAGAATCTTGGAATGATATGAAATCATAATATGTACTAGCAGGACCAACACCCCAAATACCTGATTTGTTAGTTCCAGTTCCAGCAGCTACGTTCATATTTAATGCAAATCCAATATCTTTCGTAAAGGTTCCATTAAACATATCAAGACCATAAGTTTGTGATATTATTATTCCTTCACTATCTGATTTTCTTACATTACTCCATTGGTCTAAATATGTATAAAACTCGTTAGTTCCATTATCAATCTTAAACCCTGTACCAAATCCATCTGCTACATCAAACTTAACTAATTGAGCTGCTGAACTTGATACTAATAAAGAACCAGTTACTTGTGTATTTGAGTTTATAGAAACTTTTGTTCCATCATCAGATATATTTGAACCTGTCAAGTGATGTCCCCCAGTACCCTTTTGTATTACGTTAGAAGAAGGATAAGTTGGTGAACCTTTAGTTGCGTATTCAGGTCCAAATAAAACTACACCATGGTCAGTTGTAACACCACCATCATCTGAATACTCATAGAACCAATCATTAGTTTGACCATCGAACTCTAAAGATGCAGTAGTTAAAGGTGAACCTGAACCTGAATCTTGTACTACAATACCTGCATATCGTTCTGCTGGTAAATCATTGTTTAGAATGATGAATGCATCACCGATAATCTTTGCTGAACCAGTTACTGATTGAATGTATGCAAATGAACCAGTTCCATTAACAACTATATCATTAAATGTTTGTGTGCCTGTGAATGTGTTGTTAGAACCAGTAAGTGCTAATCCTAAATTGTTTTTAGATATTTCTTGTGGAACTCCATTAGAATCACCTACCCAAACTTTATTTTGTGCAATGTTTGGTAATGCATTTACTCTACCTGCTCCACTAATTACACCTGAACCATTAAGGTCTGATTTAACTACATTACCCAATTTTTGAATGAATGCAGAACCAGTTGGTTGAACATCAGTATATCCCCCACCAACTGCAAGATAGATGTTTGCACCCTCTGCAAATAAGGATGTATCTACACCATTGATAAATCCACTAAGGATACCTAAACCACTTTCATTTGTATTTAAATTTTGGTCAAGTATAAAGGTTGCAGGAACTCTTGTTGGGTCTCCTGCATCTGCTTGATATACATGAAGTTCATTACCAGTTGAACCACTCACATAAACTGGTGTTCCTTTTGGCATGAATCCATTTTTATTCTTAACTGTTTCTACTACTCTTCTTGGTGTTACATCTAATTCGAATGTAGAAGCATTACCTTTGGTAAAAGTAATTTGTGAAAAATCATTTGATGCTGTTACTAATAAAGAACCAGTATCCCCACTACCACCGGCGTTCAATGCAAATGAAGCAGTGATTGCATAAGATGCTGAAGGGATTAGTCCATCTATTCTACTTCCACTTAAATTACCAGTTGTTGATTGTAAAATAATTTGAGAAGAACCTGATACTAAACCCGATGGTAAAACCGGAGTTCCAACTGGGATACTAACATCAAATATAGAACTATCACCTTTGGTAAAGGTCATATTTCTTGTACCATCATTAAAAGATGCAGTTACAAGTAATGAACCAGTATCAACTGTTACGTTATTTATCCTTGAATCAAATGAGGCTGAATCTGCAGTGTATGTTATCTCATCAACTAATGAGTCAATCATATCCTGATTAAACCCTCTTAATTTCTCTGGTGTAATAAACTGAGAGTTATTATTTGGAAAATTAGCGTTATTCTCAGTAGTTAATTGTGCTTTAGTTTTTGCCATAATTTTATCTTATTACTTGTATATCAAATCCATCTGAAAAACCACTTGAGAATGCTCCTGTCTTAACTAAAGTAGATTCAGTTTTACCAATACCTTGGTTTTGTAAATATCCATCACAACATTCTGTTGAATAAGTGTTTGAATGTAAACACAAACACCCTCTACGAGAATTCTTCGGTGAAGATTTTCCAATAGTTGGCCCAACATATATTCCAGACTCTCTTCTTTTTCTTAAACTTCGTGAGTATGACATACTTTTTTATAATATAACAAGGTTAAGTCTAAAAATTCTTTACTATTAACTCTTGTACTTCTTCATACTTGCTCTATGTATGGCTTTCTCCATTGCAACTTTATCTGATATATAACACAAATTCAATAAACACTTTTCTAAAGGTAATTGTGTTACCTCATCAAATTTGAGTATGTCCTCTCCTGCAAGGATTGCAATGCTTTGATAGCCTCTCCACTTTCTTCCAAAATTTGCAGTATATGTGGATGCTGCATCTCCTGCATCGATACTCCCTCCTTCAAAGATTTCAGGATAGCGTTCAGTAAGTCCTTGTAGATACGATTGAAGAAAAAAAAAGTTGAAAAGTGTACATCCATACTAACATCCATCCACCTCTCTTGTTGTTGTTTATTTACACCACTATATGCCTTGATATCATACAATACTCCATGTTTCTTTGTTACCTCTCTATATAAGATACTCATAATGGTAGGCCAGTTCTTATCAATAGAAAGAGTTTCAAACTTTGATAAATCTAAATACGCACCATAAGCCATATTTGCTAGATTAGGTTCAAAACCATATTCTGTATCTTCTATTTTTACCAACCTTGTTAATTCGTAATCTTGTTTGTTCAATAACTTTTGTAAATCATCCTTTATATTACTAACGGTATTCACATCTAACTTTGAAGTAATTTCAGGAGTTAAACCACAAAGGTGATATAACAAGAACGCAGTTTGTGCATCTTCATCATCTTTATAGCTTTCTAAATCACTTTGTATTTGTAAATACTTTCTTAGTGTTATTGCTGACCAATCATTTGGAACGGTTATGGATACTTCTTTTCTCATAGGTTATTATTAGTTTATTAAATTAGAGCCTGTTACTTCACTAAACTCCATGGTTGGGATAAAATTAGGTTTTCTCTTTTCCTCTACTATTTCTACTTCTATATCTTCTACAACTGATTGCAATTCTAAATCATCAATCTTTAACTTTTGATGTCCTATAAATGATTTCAATTTTAAGATATCACCTCTTTGTTTTTGTAATTGTCCATCTCTTAACTTTATCTCTGCTTGTAAATCTTCGATTTGTTGTTTTAGATGATGAGCATAAGTTGCAACTTTCTCAAGATGTGCATACATCTCGTATCTATTTACATTCTCGTATTCTGGTGGTAATTTTACTTCTACTATGGTTGCCATATTATTTTATTTAAAGCTGATTGTATATTTTCCACGATTCTCTGATTTGATACTTAATCTCATCATTGCAACATATCGTAGTGCATCTATTAAGTGGTCTAACCCACCTTGTGGTTTATCTAATTGATATCCGTATTTATCGGTTGCCCATTCATACGCATATAATTCGTTAATTAAGTTTTGTGATTTTCTTTCTACACATAACCCATAGTTTTGAAGAACACCAATACCGAACTTTATTGAATCAGGACCTTTCTTTACGGGCTTGATATTAAATCCACTTCTATATAATTCTTCTATCAATCTTGGTTCTGCAGAATCAGCCCATATCTCGGTTTTACCAATATTGAGGTTATCCAATTTTTCTATTATATCCTTAGTTACTAAACCCTTCTCATATAGTAATTCTCTAAGGTATATCATATCTCCTTTCTTATGTACCGCAACCAAAGCAGTTGGGTCATTCGAAAATCCAAAATCCATTCCTATTGCAACTAATTCTTCTACTGGTATTTCATCTACTATTTGGAATGAAAAGATTGCCTTTTCATTTGCTGCATATTCACCTAAACCATATATTGTCCACAGTTTTGGATTCTTATCTTTAAGAGATTCAATTTCCTTTACCATTTGTTCAGGTAAAAACGGATTATCTTTGTAAGTAGTTACAAATCTTTCACAATCCTCCATTTGTCTTAACCAATGATACGGCGAAACAGTGGGGTTAAACGCGAGTATTATTTGGCCTTCGCATCTAATTTTCAATTGAAAGAACGATTCCTCCTCTACCTCAGAGGCCTCGTCTATAAAAAGTATATTAGATTTAACCCCACGAAGTTTAGCCGGGTCATCAGTATTGAGGAAGCTGATTGTTGAACCATTATGAAAAGTATATATCCTATCTGATATATTGTAAGATTCGGTATCCCATATACCCAACCCTACCATTATATCTTTAAAATCCTTTATTACCGTTCGTTTTAACGAAGGAACTGTCTTTCTTACTACAATTATATCATGTTTTGATTGCAATCCTTGTACAATGAGATATTGAAGTACAGCTGTACTTTTACCCGACCTGGTCCCTCCAATTTGTTGAGTGATTCTCTTTCTTGAATTTAAAAGATTATCAAAAGTAATTGTGGTATTTATCTCAATGTTCATTTGAACCGCTTCTATTAATGTTTATAGTAATTTGTTCTATTTTAGAATTAATCTGACCTTCTACATTCATATCTACCGATTTTAATTTAGGTATAGAATATTCCATCATCTTTAAAAGTAAGGTTACTGCTTTTGCAGGGTCTTCTTCTCTAATCTTTTGATAATCTTCTTTTAAGAAATCTAAACCTTCATTGATTGCTCGTTGAACATTTATCTTTTGCATTTCAGATGAGCGATTCCGAGAACCCTTGGGCCTTCCAAACTTATTACCGTTCCAATTATTTCCTTTATTGAATCCCATAGTAAATTAATAGTATTTAACTATTCTATAACAAACTAACTTCATCTCGTAGTTGTTGAACAAAATGAATCAATTGTATATGTTTTTTAAAATAAGGTATTTTCCAATAGTAATCAAAATTATCATGTATCTCCATTAATGTTTTATAATCTTTTACTTTTTGCATTAAATCATAATACAAAGTACCTCTACTTTGTTTAGGAGTTTCTTTCTTTTTGTTTACCAAATTATCTATACCATAAGTTTCTATCAATAGTGCTTCTAAATCTAAAGCTTCATATTCTGTTAATTCAGTATATGCAATATCAATGATATATCCTTGTTGTGATTTACTAAACCATTCTTTACTTCTTGATTTTACATCATAAGCTCTTCGTTTAGTACCTTTACCAACATAAAATACATTTGCATTTAAATCACTATGTGTATAAACATAATAGTTCATAACTTAATACTTTTTTTGTTCTCTTTCGATTTTCAATAACCTTTCGTTTTCACGAACTGCTTTTTGTTTTATCAATCTTTTCTTTACTGATGGTTTAAGATATTCTCTTCTTTCCATTAGTTCTTCTCTAATACCGAACTCCTGGTATTTTCTCTTAA